ATAAAATAAAGGTATACACAAAAAAGCGTGTCCTAGCGCAATATTATTCGTATATTCACGTCTAAATAAATAAGTTATATGACAACAAAAAGAAAGTCCATTCAGACTATTACCGATCCTAGGCTAGAACCCTTCTTTATTACTAAAGATGAATATAGCTATACTGTAAAACAAAATGTAAAATCTGATGCCTCCCATTTTAGAGCTAAAGGTAAAGCAAAAACTTATGAAAAATCCTTATATTATTATAGTGATTTATCTCAAGCCTTGCTAAAAATATCAGAATTACAATTAAATATGGGGGATAGTAATAACCTAGAAGAACATATTAACAATTACAATAAAATAACAAATAACCTTAAAAATTACATTGATGAAAAACTTAGTAGCATTTTATGATGCGTGTATTGTAAAACCAGTTGAAACTGAAGAAACAGTTTATGGAAACATTATTGTTCCTGATATGGGGAAAGATACAAACAACATTGGGGACGTTATTGCTGTAGGCCCAGGCCGATACACAATTTCAGGTGTTAAACTAGAACCCCAAGTAAAAGTAGGAGATAGAGTAGTATTACCTACCCAAGGGTTTACAAAACTCCCATTTGAAGGAGAAGAATATTATATTGGCCCTGAAAACCAAGTATTAGCAAAAATAGAATTAAAAGTTGATGTTGAAGATATTTTAGCAAAAACCGAGATCAGTGAAATAGATGAACAACATTTAAAATTATAATAATGGAAAATAAAATTTTATACGGCAAAGATGCCAGAACAAAACTAAAGGTAGGTATTGATAAATTAGCAGATGCTGTAGTATCAACCTTAGGACCTAATGGAAGAAATGTTGTTATTTATAAAAATGAAATGGAACCACCCCAATCAACAAAAGATGGAGTTACAGTTGCAAAATCATTTTCATTAAATGATCCTAGTGAAGCCTTAGGGACTTTACTAATTAAACAAGCTGCTATAAAAACAGCAGATAAAGCAGGAGATGGAACTACAACTTCTACTTTACTAGCACGTGATATGATCTCTTTAGGGTTAAACCACCTAGATAGTGGAAAAAATGCTGTAGCAATTAAAAGACAAATAGACATTGCTACTAAAGAAGTAATATCAGAACTACAAAAAAACATTTCAGAAGATATTTCTTCAGAAGATCAATTAGAACAAATTGCAACTATATCAGCAAATAATGACTTAGAAACAGGTAAATTGATTGCCAAAGCCATTGATAAAGTTGGTTTAGAGGGTGTAGTACATATAGCAGAATCAAAAACAGGTGATACTTATTTAGAAACCGTAGAAGGAATGCAATTTGATAGAGGTTATAAATCTCCATATTTTGTAACGGATAATAATTCTATGTCTTGTTTTTTAGATAACCCTGCGATATTAATTATGGACCATAAACTAAATACAGTTAAAGAACTACTACCAATCTTAGAAGCTGTATCTAGCCAAGGTAAATCATTATTAATTATTGCTGAAGACATTGATAATGAGGCATTAGCTACTCTTATTGTTAATAAGATGAGAGGTACAGTTAATGTATGTGCGGTTAAAGCCCCAGATTTTGGGGATAGAAGAAAGTTAGTTTTAGAAGACATAGCAATAACAACTGGTGGTCAAGTATTCAGTAAAGAAAAAGGAATGAAACTTGATAAATTTAGTTGGGATTGGTTTGGTGAAGCAAGAACAGTAACGGTAGAAAAAGAAAAAACAACTATTGTAGATGGAAAAGGAACAGTGGAGGGAATTGAAGCACGTATTGAAGAATTACAACAACAAATCGGAAAAGCGCAAACCCCGTATGAAAAAGAACAACTCCAAAACCGACTCTCAAAATTTGTCGGAGGAGTAGCTATTGTCCACGTTGGTGGAAATACAGAAACAGAAATGTTAGAAAAGAAGGACCGTGTTGATGATGCATTACATGCAACAAAAGCGGCTATTGAAGAAGGTATTGTACCTGGGGGTGGAAAGGCACTTTTAGTAGCACGACAAGCCATTAATTTAGATAGTATTGGAGCAAAAATTGTATTTGATGCTTGTGGTTCTCCTTTCGAACAAATCTTAAAAAATGCAGGAATTGAAACAATTGATTCTCAAATTTTAGCACGAGATATTATTAAAAATAATAACACATGGGAATCATGGAATTTGAAATCAAGTTCAGTTGAAAACTTTAAAGAAGTAGGTATTATTGATCCTACTAAAGTAACAAGACTTGCACTACAAAACGCGGCTTCAATAGCTGGAACAGTATTATTAACTGAATGTACATTAACTCAAGATAAGTCATCAGATGACAAGATGAATCAAGTAATGAGTCATGCACAACAGGGAATGATGTAATTAATAATTAATAAATAAAAAGTAAAAAAATGACAAAACAGGAAATTTTTGAGATTATTGAAGAAAACTTCAATACCTTAGCAGCAGAGCATGTAGGAACAACAAAAGCAAGTCAGGCACGAGCTCGAAAAGCAGCACAGGCAATTAAACGTGTAATTACAGATTACAAAAAAGCGTCAGTAGCTGAATCAAAATAATTTAATTGGGGGAGTTTGTCTCCCCCATTTATTTTTCGTATATTACAATTATGGAAAAAATTACAAAAGAAGAAAATATTTTAATTGCTCGTAGAGTTCCCCCTGGGGATAAGTGGAGATTAATTGCTAATGAACCTGATGGTCCATTACATAAAACACTAACTGATACTTTAGAAGCGTATATGGTTAAAACAGGGTTTAAAGGAGAATATAGATTAGCTCCCCTAAAAAGTGAATTATATGCAATATCTTCAACTCAAGAAGAAGTAAAACCAGAACCAATTAAACAATATTCAATTTATGGCGAGTACGGGAACTAATAATACTTTATTTAATGAAAAATATCGACCAGTTTCTCTTGAAAATTATGTGGGTAATACTAATCTAAAGGAAACTATTGCTAAACAATTAGAAGCAAATGATATTCAAAATTATTTATTTTATGGTCCAGCTGGAACAGGAAAGACTACTTTGGCAAAACTTTGTGTTAAAAATCTTGATTGCGATTATCTTTATATTAACGCCTCGGATGAAAGAGGTATTGACACAATTAGGGATAAAGTATCGGGTTTTGCTAGCACAATGTCATTTGAACCGATTAAAGTGGTCATTCTGGATGAAGCTGATTTTCTTACTATTAATGCGCAGGCTTCGCTCCGTAATATTATTGAAACTTTCTCTCGTACGACAAGGTTTATAATGACTTGTAATTTTGTAGAAAGGATTATTGACCCCTTACAATCTAGGTGTCAAGTATTAAAAATAGTACCTCCAACTAAAAAAGAAATAGCAATCCATTTAGCTAATATTTGTAATGAGGAAAATATAAGTTATGAACCAAATGCCATTGGTAGTATTGTCAAACAATATTATCCTGATTTGAGAAAAATGCTTAACACTATACAAACAAGCAGCAAAACAGGAACACTAAAAATTGACAATTCCTTATTAATATCTACTAACTATTTGGATGCTATTTTGGAGGAACTAAAGAATAAGTCTCCAAAATTTAATATAATTAGACAAATTATAGCAGACTCTAATGTAGATGACTTTGAAGATGCCTTTCGATATCTTTTTGAAAATGCAAGTACTTACTTACCAGGTAAGGAAGGTACAGCTTCTATTCTAATAAATGAACATCAATATAAATCAAACTTCCGTATCGACAAGGAAATAAATATAATGTCGTTAATTCAAAATTTAATTAATAATAAATAGTAAACAATTATGGAACAACCACAAGCACCCCAAATGAACATTGACCTAAAATCAACAACCGGAATCAAAAATGAGGAAGGTGGAAGTGTATTCATGTCTGGAGTTATTTTAAGAAAAATTTCAAAGTTCGTAGCAGGTACGGATAATGATGCTATTATGCCTATTCCTGTATTTTATGATCCATCAACTAATAAAATTCTTGGTGAAGGTATTCCTGTAGAACTAAGAGAAGAACTTAAAGATGAACTTGTATAAATGAATAATATATTTGATTGGTTAAAAGCAATTAATAACACCAAACCCCCAGTTGAGTCTTTTACAGATAAAGACTGGGAGGTTTGGAACAGTTATATGATACATAGATTCTTATCAATGAACCCCGATTACATAGAGGTTGTTAATTATGTTCAAGATTTTCCACCACAAGAAAAAAGGATGATATATTCGGTTTATAAAGAATTTATTCCTAAAAATAATAAGTGGAATAAATACATTAAGTCTAAGGTAAAACAACCTAACAAGGATTTAGTAGACCATATCAAAGATTATTTCAAATGTTCAAGCAAAGAAGCAAAAGAATATATAAATATGTTGGCTACCCAAGAAATTAATGGTATATTATCCACCAGAGGATTAAATAAAAAAGAAATAAAACCCTTATTAAAATGACAAAATTAGTAAAAATGTTACGTACGTCCGCACAAGCGGATAAAGCAAAAGCCCTATTATCATTAGAATTACTAGACAACAAAGCAGTTGGAATAGGAGACCACTCAACTGGAGACTTTTATAAGAATGCTGAAGAAGCACTTATTATGTTAGTAGATGCTGATGATAGACTATCAGCATTAGATAAATACTTTGACTCTAAAGGACTATTAAATGGGTAGTAGTGTAGATGCTTACTTTGATAAGCTAGAACAAAAAATAAACGGGATGGGACATTTTGGTTCTAATGCCCAAGAAATAGAAAAAGTTATGAGCGATAGAGAAATTATGAATGCTAAAAGTGGAAAAACAGACGAGATAGATGTAATTTTACATTTTGAAGAACAGTACCCTGAATTATCAGAAGAATTCTCAAAAATACAAGAGGAACAGTATGAAATGTTTGCTCGTAAACATATGGACTATGGTTTAAATAACATTGCTTTAGGTGGAGATATCGTTAATAATAGCGATGATAAACAATTTTCACTAACTGGGTTATGTATTAGATTAACTGATAAAATATCACGTTTAAAAAATCTACTAGTTAATGGTAGGTCATTTGTTGAAGGTGAAGGTATGGAAGATACTTTTATTGATATTGCTAATTATGGTATAATAGGTCTTTTAGTAGGTCGTAATAAATGGAAAAAATAGTTTGGCGAAAAAACTCCCAAAAATAATAAAGGAGATTAGAAATAACCCACCTTCACCTGTTAATTATGCATATCAAAAGAATATTTCATATTCGCAGATGTCTATATTTAGAGGGTGTCCTCATAGGTGGAAACTTCAGTATAAAGATAAAATTAAACGATTTACATCTTCTATACATACTGTTTTTGGGACAGCTATACATGAAGTGATACAAAATTACCTAGATGTAGCTTACGAAAGTTCATTCGCAGCAGCCGATAGGGAAATAAACATTGAAGAAAACTTTCAACAAACCTTTATTGAAGAATACCAAAAACAGTACAAATCCAACAAGGATGAACATTTTTCTTCAGCTACTGAAATGAGAGAGTTTTTTGAAGATGGGGTTGCTATCTTAAATTGGTTTAAGAAAAAACGTAGTGCCTACTTTAGTAAAAAAGGAACATACTTAGTTGGTTGTGAAATACCAATTGTAGTTGCACCAAATAAAATGTATAATAACGTATTATATATGGGGTATCTTGATGTTGTCACATACCATGAAGCAACAGATACATTCAAGATAATTGACATTAAAACTAGTACTAGAGGTTGGAGAGACCAAGATAAAAAGAATGAAGATAAACAGTTTCAATTGTTATTATACAAACAATATTTTTCTGAGCAATATAACATACCTTTAGAAAAAATTGAAATTGAGTTTTTTATATTAAAACGTAAAGTTTTAGATTGGGATGATGAGAAATTAATGTCACCCCATCAAGCGTATAGAGTACAAACATTTACTCCACCTAGTGGTAAAATTAAATTAGGTAGAGCAAAAAATGCTATTAATAGTTTTATAAATGAGTGTTTTAACTCTAATGGTCAAATAAAAGAGGCTAGTTATCCTAAATCCCCTTCAAAGTGGAATTGTAATTTCTGTCCTTATAAGGAAGATCAAGAACATTGTGGGGAAGGAATAATCTACTAATATAATTATATATGTATAATAAACGTTATTAAAAATTAAAATTATGGCAACAGATAAAAAAATGACACTAACTAGTGTTAAAGTAAAAAGTGATTTATTCGAAAATTTTAAAATAGAATGTGTTAGGCGAAAGTTTTCTTTCCAAAAACTTGCCGATCGTACTTTGTATTTGTATCTTACAGATGAAGATTTCAGGAAAAAAATTACTAACCAATCTAATTTAGAATTATAAATAGGTAAAAATATGAATAAAAGTTTTAAACATCTTCCAAAGGATAAAAGGAAGAAAATTATGTTAGTCTGTGATGATATTAGAGTACATTCAGGGGTGGCAACAGTTGCAAAAGAAATAGTATGTGGTACTGCTCACCATTTTAATTGGGTTAACGTTGGTGGAGCTATTAAACACCCAGAAGTTGGACAACGGTTAGACATATCTCAATCAACAAATGAAGTAGCGGGAATAGATGATTCTTCAGTCTTTATATATGCTGTAAATGGTTATGGTACTTCCCAAGAAATTAATAGTATATTTGAGATAGAAAAACCCGATGCTATTCTGTTAATCACTGATCCTAGATATTTCCAACATATATTTAATATGGAAGACAGATTAAGAAAAATAGCACCTATTGCTTATTTAAACATCTGGGATGATTACCCAGCACCTAGGTATAACCAACCTTATTATGAAGCCTGTGATTTATTAATGGGTATTTCTAAACAAACTGTCAATATTAATAAATTAGTATTAAAGGAGGTTGATAATAGTAAAAGGGTATTTAAGTATGTCCCACATGGTTTAGATGAAAAATCATATTATCCTTTAAGCCCAGATGAAAAGGCATCTCATGAATTTAAAACGTTCGAGCAGAACCTTTTAGGGAAAGAAGATAGAGATTTTACTTTATTTTTTAATTCTAGAAACATCCGTAGAAAAGCAATCCCAGATACAATGATGGCTTTTAGAGCGTTTTTAGATTCACTCCCTTATGAGGAAGCTTTAAAATGTAAATTAATACTACATACCGAAATAGTTACAAACCATGGTACAGATTTAGCAAAAGTAAAAGAATATCTATTTGGTGAGAAATATGATGATTGTGTAGTTTTTTCTGTTAATAAACTATCAAGAAAACAACTAAATTACTTATATAACTTAGCTGATGCCCAAATATTATTAACTTCCAATGAAGGATGGGGGTTAACTATTACAGAAGCAATATTATCAGGAACACCAATTATAGCTAATGTAACAGGTGGAATGCAAGATCAAATGAGGTTTATAGATAATGAAGGTAAATGGTTTGAACCTAGTTCTGATGTGCCTTCTAACCATAGAGGTACTTATAAAAACCACGGTGAATGGGTATTCCCAGTTTACCCAACTTCAAGGTCAGTCCAAGGTTCTCCTCCAACCCCTTATATCTATGATGATAGATGTAAATGGGAAGATGCCTGCGATAGAATAAAAGAAATATATTCATTAAGTGATGAAGAACGTAAATCTAGAGGATTAAAAGGTAGAGAATGGGCTATTGGTGATGAAGCAGGGTTTACTCAAAAACACCAAGCACAAAGGGTTATGGAATCGTTTGATGAATTATTTAAAATATGGGAACCTAGAAAACCATTTGAGATAGTTAACGCCACAGAATATAAAGGAAAATTTTTAAATCATAAAATCACATACTAATGAACAAACCAGTTTTTATAATAAGTTGCCCATTTGATACTTATAGTGGATATGGAGGTAGATCCAGAGACATAGTTAAAGCCATTATTGAAACAGAAAAATATGATGTAAAACTATTATCCCAAAGATGGGGAGATACCCCGTTTGGTTTTTGTAATGATCATGAAAAGTGGAAGTTTTTATTAGATCATGTAGTTACAAAAGTAGAACAACAACCCGAAATTTGGATGCAAATAACTATTCCAAGTGAATTCCAACCAGCAGGTAAATACAATATTGGTTGTACAGCAGGTATTGAAAGTACATTATGTGACGCTACTTGGATTGAAGGTTTAAATAGAATGAATATGAATTTTGTTTCTTCTAAACATTCTAAGGAAATATTTGCTAGTAGTAAATTTGAAAAAAGAGATAAAAGAAACCAACAAATTGTAGGTAAAATAGAAAATGAAAAACCTATTCATGTAATATTTGAAGGGGTTGATTTAGATATTTACAAATTCTTACCTAATAATGAAGTAACATTAGATTTATCTTCAATTAAAGAACAATTTTGTTTTCTGTTTGTAGGACATTGGATGAATGGGAATATAGGTCATGACAGAAAAAATGTTGGGTTATTGGTAAAATACTTTTTTGATGCGTTTAAAAACCAAAAGTCACCACCCGCTCTAATTTTAAAAACGTCTACTGGGACTAATAGTTACATAAGTAGAGAGGAATTATTAGATAGAATACTTGCTATCAAAAGAATGTATTTTAAAAATATTAAAAATCTTCCTAATGTTTATATACTAAATGGTGGGTTATCAGATCAAGAAGTAAATGAACTTTATAACCACCCAAAAGTTAAATCTATGGTTAGTTTTACTAAGGGTGAGGGGTATGGAAGACCTTTAGCTGAGTTTTGTTTATCTAAAAAACCTATAATTGCTAGTAATTGGTCAGGACATACTGATTTTCTAGACCCAGAATATACAACATTATTACCAGGCTCATTAGAAAAAGTGGACCAATCAGCTTCAAACCAATGGTTAAAACCAGAATCTAGTTGGTTCCAAGTAAACCCAAGTGCGGCAGTAAAATCGTTTAATGATATTTTTAAAAATTATAAAAAATATGAAATTAAGGGTAAACAACAGGGACATAAAATTAAAACACAATTTAATTATGAAAGTATGAGTAGTCTAGTAAATACTATCTTATCCCATAACATCCCAGAGTTTCCAAAACAAGTAGAATTAACTTTACCTAATTTACAAACCCCAAAATTATAAACATATGCAATACGACGAAATAATCAATTGTCCTAAATCAGGTGGGGACTTATGTTACAAAATTGAAGTAAGCGCAGATATAACTCAATATATGAGTTTATCATGTGGTTTTTGGACAAATACTCTAATGAAGGCAGGATCTGAATTTTATGATGAACAAATGGGATTACTTCCTGAGCTATATAAGGACTTAGCTTGGTTAGACACTTCAACTGATTTAATTTGGTTACCTACAAATATAAACGTCCCAGAACTTGGAATGATTTATGCTAATGGAACTAACCCAGAAGAATGGGCTTGGGCTGCAGTAAAAGCAGTTAAATTAGATGAACCCATTATAGATAGCATGGGTAACAAAATTGAATTTAAACCAGATATGGAAACAATAAGTTCATTTAAAGAACGTGATTTTATAGAAGCTCTTTCATATATTGGGGCATTACCAGAATAAATATGAAGTTAAGTTATGCAATAACAGTATGTAACGAGTTTATTGAAATACAAAAACTCCTTTCAGTACTATTAGTTAATAAGAGAGAACAGGATGAAATTGTAGTTTTGTTTGATAAACAATCTGGAACCCCTGAAGTTTGGGCTTATTTAACTAAATTAAAAAATGAAGAATATATTAAACTAACTCGTAAAAAATTTGAAAACCACTTCGCAGATTGGAAAAATCATTTAAAAGATTTATGTATTGGGGACTATATTTTTCAAATAGACGCAGATGAAATTCCAGATAAGTCTTTAATAGATAATTTACCTTTAATCTTAGAAGCAAACCCTAATAACGAAGTATATCTAGTTCCTAGAATAAATACCGTAGAAGGATTAACTCAGGAACATATTAATAAATGGGGGTGGAAGGTAAATGAAAAAGGTTGGGTTAATTGGCCTGATTATCAATGGAGAATTTGGAAAAATAAACCAGACATAAAATGGGTAAATAAAGTTCATGAAAAGTTAGAAGGATTTAAAACCTATGCTCCTCTTCCTGCTGAAGAGGGTGTAGCTTTATACCACCCAAAAGACATTATTAGACAAGAAAAACAAAATAACTATTACAATACTTTATGAAAACATTAAACGAAATATATTCAGAACATTGTGATCCTAACCCAGCAGGAGGACATGGTGATAAAGGAACAGCACATTCTTATATTGACTCATAT